TTTTGTTTTTAAGGGATAACCTGCAACGGTGTGCGAGTTATTGAGTTTATGCAGTAATAAGCAACTGGTCGCTCTGCTTGATAATTGATATATGTGCACACACCGATAGGCAACGCAACGAATAGCACCACCACTAAGACAACACGGTTCCACCNTATTTTTATTGTTCGCTGGCCTCCTAAACATGGCGCCTTTGTGGCGCATATGACCCCTTTGTGACCCCTTTGTGACCCCTTTATGACGCCATTGACCCCATTAAACATTTTTTTCGCTCCACAGCCATCCCTTATAAAGCTCAATCCAATCGCTCAAAGTCATCGTAACAAGCCACTCCTTCTTGTTCTTACGCCAAAATACTGCTGGTAGCTCATCTGCTTTAGCATCTTTTATAGCTTGTTCCATCGCATCGTAAACGTTCAATCGCTCAACTCTTTTACACTCAATGTGAATGCCTTCCAGCCCGACAACGTCATCCCCACCCAGACCCGAATATTGCTGTCCCCTTCTCGGATTAAAGCCATACTCTTGGAGTTTCTTTGCGAGCTCAAGTTCTCCTCGCTTGCCTTTACGCTTACTATTCATGCCTCAATCTCCAAGCTTGTATGCACCCTTGGGAAACCCTTATACCCAGCGTAAATATCCACCTTTGCACATCCAACTGGCTGTGGCCCATACCCTTTCTGCGCTATAAACGAATCGTCTTCTTGCCAATCACGTTTATAGCCCGGTGTCCGCACATACCAGCCGATGTCTTGGTAAACTCGTCCCTTATTGCTCAATCTATCTCGAACAATCGGTACAACGTACGCTGTGTGTGTATGGCCATTCCACACAATGTCAGCATCGGGTTCATAAACCGCTTGCCTGTTTGTAGCTATCACGCCTCGGGTTACTGGAGCATTTGCACCTGCGGCTGAATGTGCATAATACATTTTCAACGATGAATAATGACCCTTAACTGAAAAACGAAACCTGAACCAGCCCTTCCACTTCCCTGTTACCGCACGACTGCCAGCCAAACGTAAATGAAATACCAACCTATCGCACAAATCGGTATTGGAGTTTTTACGGACAGCAAGCTCATGATTGCCTTGCGTTACAGCAATAATGTTTTTCGCATATGGCTTTAGAAACTCTGCGCTATCTTCCACCACCACGTCAAAATACTTCTCGCATCTATACTCTGGCCTTAGTTCATCCAAATTGCGCCTCGGATCAAATTTACCTTGCATTGCGTCAAACCAGTCGCCACCTATGATAATTGCCGCATCCTCCTCTAATGCTCTGTCAAGGCTACGCTTCAACGCATCCCTATCACAGGCCATAGCATCAAAATGTACATCTGAAAGCAAATATAAAGAACCTTTTATGTCCTCATCTGAGGTTAGCCTTAAGTCTATTACCGAACCTTCCGCTCTAATCTCATCAATGTGCCTCAACATCTTCGGCCTCGAAAACGATTTCTGAATCAGCAAATCCGATGAACTTTAATGCCTCTTCTCGGCTACTAAATGGCCCGATAATAACGCTGCCATCTGGCTGCAAATACCTATCAGGAAGCTGAAAACATCCAAAGGCTTTAATGAACCACTGCTCTGTGCCTTCTTCAGTGAAATCGCTTACAAGCACCATGCTGCCGATATAATCGCTGTTCAAAAACACCCCTGAACCCGTATCAACAAACATAAATAACGGCCCCCTTTACGCATCCAGCGTTAACCTTCTATCGTAACCGTCCAAGTAAAGTATATCACACGAACCCAGTAACCTGCTGACAATGGCTGGCCCGAAATTGTCTTTGCCAAAATGCTCTTCTATTTCATCCACAGTTAAGTTTGTGCTTATCACCATCGGCCGTCTTAAAGTAATGCGCCTATCGATTACGTAGTAGAACCTCTCAGGTGCCCAATCTGAACGGATATTCTCTTTGCCCATGTCATCCCAGAGTAACACATCGCAGTCAATGTACTTCTGTGTAATGTCATACTCAGAACCATCATCGCTGTCATATGCTCTGCGCAACTCTGCAAGAAAGTCCACTGTCCTACCGTACTTGCATGCATACCCTTCCAAACATAATTTTATCGTCAAGGCATGGAGCATGTACGATTTACCAGTGCCATTGCCAAGTGGGTTAATTTTAGTACGATGGGAGGAGAGGATAAGCCCTCTCCCCCCGATTGGCTCCCATTCTTTCAGTCTTGCTATCACCTCCCTATTAAAATCGTCTACTACTGCGTTTTCAAATGAATGTCTCACCTCCTCTCCTTGTAACCCGCTTTCCCGCAATAATCTTTTACCACGGATTACGGCATAACATTCTCGTACATCATACTGCATGCGCTTTAATTCTGGATACCAATCTGGCTCTTCTATTATCCCCTCCCTTCCACACAAATCACATTGCTGATGATTCCAAACACACATCGTAGGATCCAGTATTCTATACTTTACAACTGGAGCATTCTTAAGCATTTCAGCCATACGTTCCCAACGCTTCTGGCTCATCTCTACTTTTTCCTCTAAATCTTCCTCGTTCATGCTAGCACCTCAACAACATTCTCATGAAATCCAGTATCATCAAGTAAGAACCTTATTTCTGGCCTTAATTCAAGCCCGTGTTTTCTATCCATCGTAACCTTGCTTTGCATTTGCTTGGAGGTGAATGTTACCTTTAACCCCGCCTTGGGCTCATCGTTATTCCAATCCACAACTATTGCTACATCCTTAATCTTCAGCAATATCCACTCATTATCATAACAAGTATATGCATCTGGTATTAACCGTTCACGCCTAACATACTTTATGTCGCGATCAAACAACACCGTAAACTCGCTCATATCACTCTTTGCCTCAAGTAGCCTTCCCTCCAAATCTACCATTTTCATGCCAACCACCTCACCTGAATATAATTATCTTGCTCTGTTTCGCCAATCTCATCACAGGCCTCTACAGATAAGATCGGCTTCGTTCCATGAAGCATGTACAGTTCTGGGCTGTCGTTTTTGCAAAGGCAAATAACATTCCAAGTTAGATCATCACCACGCCATTGTGGATCCACTATAAGCCTGATAATCCGTACTGGGAAGTTCATGTCATAAAGAAGTAGCTCACCAGATCGTGAAATGTAATGGCCTTCAATTTTGGGGATGTCTTCTCTGTCAACGCCTACATAAGCTAACTGCTGATCCATGCTCACCACACATGCCGTTGTTTTTAACTCCACCTTCATTACCGTCCCCTCCTTCTGTCTTGTCATGATTTTATTATACACTATATGTTCACTTTGTCAATACCTTTTCGCATGTTCATCATGTACTCGAACCTATCAAAGTGTATTTCATCTTCTGTGTACTCATCAAGCCATCTACTTTTACGAAGCCATGTTGCTGGATAAGGAATGAATCTACCTTCTTGCTCCTTCCACTCCTTGGAGTTAACAGCCCTTTTCAGGCCAGCCATTATTGCCTCAAAGAGCTCATCATCAGGATTAAGAGAACTCCAAACCTGCATTGCATCGAACTTATTTCGCTTTCTCGGATATAGCTTCCAGAACTCTTCAAACCTATTCCTCTGTACGGCATCCAGCTTCGGGCCTGATACCTTATCTTCCTTACGTTTAACAGGTGGCCTGTTTAATATCTCTAGTATGTTTTTAGTTTCGTTGTTTTCAATTTCGTTTTGCAAAGTATATATATCTTTACTGTTAGTAATCATTGTAGTATTCTCTGTTATAGATTTGCTACTTTGTCCAATTTCGTTTTTCGATTTTATCGAAAAACCATTTTCGACTTTATCCAAAATCGTTTTTGAACCCTCTTTCACGTAGCCGTTATCAAACTGTTTTCCTATAGCCTTTAAGTAAGCGTCAGTGAGTTCCAAAAACTTATCAGGAACAATTCTCACGTGTATCATGGGATTACCGTTAAACTTAAAAATCTTCTTCTCTACTATGCCAATATCACACAATACCTTAATTGCCCTGTCAAACTGGTACGCCGTTATTNTACACTCGTCCCACCAATCGTCGCGGCCTTTTGCAAGCCAAAGTTCTCCATCTTTTACTACTCGCAACTTTGTAGCTGTACTATCCTTACTCGGAAGGTACCAATACACTATTTGGCTCAGTAGTATACCAGCAAGCAAATCGCCATTAGCAATATCAATATACATCTTTTTGGTGTAAAAGCCATCATTCTCGGCTTGTTCTCTGGCGAGAAAATTAACTAACCGTTCATCTATTACTGCCATTATTTACACCATCCTCCTTCGCACTTTACCTCATTAAACCTGAACTGCAAGAATGAAATTAGTTGCTCTTTACTTATTTCTTTTCTATCTAAAAATATCCTACCATCATCTGGTGTCGTGTTTTCAAATTGTATTAGGTGGAAGCCTCTATATTTACTATCTCTAATTGCCTTATTTACTACTCTAAAAACTTGCATTTGAGCATAAGAAGGTTCGGCCATATACCGCTTTTCTTCTATTAGCATCCACTCTCCAGTTTTGTAGTTCTGCCAAACATAGTCTATATTGGTAGCAACATAACCAAGCGAACTGTCTATTTCTGGCTGTTCTCTCAGCCATAAACCGAACTCGGTTGAGTGGCTATCATTCCTCTTGCGTGTCATAGTCACTGAGCCTCCCTCTTGCAACTTCTGCTGTTTGTGGATCGAGTTCTATACCGACAAATCTGCAACCGTGTTTTAGTGCTGCTATTCCAGTTGTTCCAGTACCACAAAACGGGTCTAAAATACTTTGGCCTGGTAAGCAAAACTGCTTGATGATGGCCTCCATCCCAGAGATTGATTGCTGCCATTCATGGAATTCCTTTTCGCTTCTGTCACTTGAGAATACATCTCCAAATATTTTGCCTTTGTAATCTCTGTTACCGAAGATTAAAATAGGCTTCCAACTGCAGTTTACTTGCCTGTTCCGTAGTGGTGTGGGTTGGCCTGGCGTTAAGTATGCTGCCATCCAGTAATAATCAATGTGTTTGGTCATCAATGCTAATATCTCATCTAAGTATGACTGACCGCACATCACGAGCATCAGTCCAGTAGGTTTTAACCATTCATTTGCACGAATGCTTAATGTTTCATACAATGGTAGATATTCTTTAGGATACGGTGGATCGGTAATAATAAAATCAAACTGCTCGTTAAGCTTTATTGTTTCCATACTGTCATTGTAGATACGCCACTTAGTGCCATCCTTGCGCACAACGTTTAAATAGGTGTTGTAGATCTGTTCCTTCTTAATCTGCTGTACAGCCTCGCTTACACTTTTAGCCTCTCCTGCTGCTATGCGTTTGGCAGCCTCTTTCTGCTCTTCTTCATCTAATCTTGCTAACCTGAGTAATTCCGTTTTGTTATCAGCCAAATCAGTATTACGGATAGCTTCTTTAACCTCATCAGCCAAATCTTCAGCAATCTGCACTTCATGGCGGATAGTGCGAGGAGATACACCAATCTTGGAAGCAGTATCCTCTGTAAACGTTGCGGAAACGATTTCCGCAACGTTATAACCAAGTGCTTTATTCATTCCAATGGCTCTTTTTACTCCTGCTCTGCTTTCAGGATATTTGGCCTCGTATATCTCTTTCCTGCGCTTTAACTGCTCTGCTCGTTCTAATACGGTTAGTTCATTACGGATAAGGTTTTCATCAATCTGCGCAAGTTCAGCATCCAGTTCGCTTAGGCTAACAACAGTGGCTTCTATTTCGGTTCTGCCGAGTAACTTATAGGCTTCAATACGGTGCAAACCTGCAACAAGGTATTTATCTTCAGTTATTGTTATAGGATTAAGCAGGCCAATCTCCTGAATGCTTGCGGCTAATTCTTTTACTCGTTCTGGATTTACACTGCGTCTGTTTTCTCCGATAATGATTTCATCGATTTTTACCAGCATTTTATTCCTCCTTTGTCTTTTTGCTAATTGTATATGAGCTCTTTACCTCCTTATTTACTTTTCTGGTTTCTGTCTCTCGTTTCCAGTGCCTTCTTCTAAGAAACTTTCAGGTATTCTCCACTGAACGCCAATACGAATTGCTGGAATTTTCCCTTCTTTCACAAGCATATAAACCGTTTTCCTGCTTACATGGAGCCTGCTGGCAACCTCGTCAATGCTTAGGTATTCCATCTATCTCTCCTCCTTTCTTAGTCAATATTGTAACACATTTCAACGCACAGAACACGCTTTATATGTTATTACTACAGTAAGGGGCCAGCCTGTACTGGCCCCATTGGCCCAATTGTGGCCCCATTATGACCCCATTATGAGCCCATTATGACCCCTTTCCCTATAACTGTTCTTACTCGCACAGTTCTAACGTCTCCAGCTCTAACCTAGCATTCTTCAGTATGTCGTATATGTGTACTCTGTCGAGTTCCATAATTCTGTGGTGCAGCTCGATGTCCTTAGGCCTGTATCGTACCGAGACATAGAAAGGTGCTTCTGCGATATTTAGGTCTCTTATGCGAAGGTCTTCACTCTCAGCCAGTGCTTTCGGTGTTGGGTACCAATAACCTTCAATTGTGCCGTAGTAAATGTACTCTGCATGCAACTTACCGTAACCTTTGAGATCAATAACGTTGTAGCCCTTTTCCTTCTCTTCATCTAACACACAGAACCTCTCTAACCGCACGCTAAATTTTGTCATTTTTCTCCCCTCCGTTTGTGTTCTCGTTGCTCTTGTTTTCAGTATCCACATGTGCCGCAAACAGTAACTCTCCGGTTGGAGTCCAGATAAAATCTGTGGCATACTGGCCAAACGCCCCAATGTGTATCTCCCAAGAGTTCCACTTAAGCTTCAGGAAGTCGCCTGCTGTCGCATCTGGCTTGTGGAGTAGTTCTTCCTCAATAACTTCACTCTCCGCAGTAGGCACGTACTCTATTAACGCCCAATAGTGGTCTGTTGTATCAAGAGGGAGGCCATTATCAGTATACTTCTTAGTCGCTGCGAATGAAGGTTGCCACCAGCCGTATATACGTCGTAGCTTTGGTACGATATACTCAGCGTCGAATTCTCCCAGGTACTGCGTATCCGAGTAAAGTATCAGGTGGTTCTGCCCCGTTGCCTTTTCTTCAATGCAAGCTAAGTATCTATATTTTTGTTCCATTTCTCTTCCCTCCTCTTATTCTTGTTCCTTTTGCAAGGCTAATATCCAGTCGCACCACGCAAGGCTCAGGAAGTCACTTGCCGTTGCGTTTTGGTCTCCTAAGAGTTCTTCTTCATCGTTTTCGTACAGTGGCGTATAGCTAATAGAAATATAAAAGGGTTGATCATCAAAAGATAGCTGTTTTAGCTCTGGATCGTCTGTTTCCTGAAGCGCCCACTCAGTTGGAAACCAGTGGCCGAATATTTTCCTTTCTTCAGGCACAACGTAGTCGCCGTAGAAGTCTCCCCAATCATTCAAGTCAACTGAATTCCAACCTTTTAGCTTCTCTTCTTCTGTAAACTCAATTATTCTTGCTTGCTCCGCCATGTTTCTCTCCTCCTCATCCTGCGTTCTTGCGGGGGAGCTTTACACTCCCCCGCACCTTTTTCTAGTCCCTTAGCCCCTGTATAAACTCGAAGTAGTACTCTTTCCAAGGCATTTCTAAGAACCAAGGAGCTTGTGGGTTACGTGCAGCTTTGTATTCCTGCTCTAACTTCTCATCTTCAGGTATGTAGTGAAGCATTACCTCAAAAGGGCTATCTTCTGGGTGTAGTCCTAGCTCTTGCATTCTTTCCCAAGTTGGCGACCAAAAGCCTACTATTGCTCTGATATCTGGGCGTACATACACTGCGAAAAATATACCGTCTTTGCCTAGGTATTTAACATGTGCCCCCTCTGCCCCTTGACTTGTCGTAAACCATATTCTTCTTACTTTTGCCTTCATGCTTCTCTCCTCCCTTCCTTTAGAACGTATGCGTTCGTGTCACTCTTATTGTTCCGTCGGGCATTGCGTACTCCGTTCTAATGTCGGTGCTGCACTCTTCTACGGAACCGTCGCAGTCGGTGTATATTTGCCGAATTACCACTTGCTTACCTGTTCTCTGCGCTTCTTCTAAAGCTGCTTGCACTTTTTCCTGCTGTTTGCTTTCTAACGCTGCTTTCTTCTCCTCTTGTTTCTTTAGGTATTCTTGCACTTGTGTGTAAGTGAATTCCATACCTAAAGCTTCTACTACTTCCTTTGGAACTTCAATGCCGTTGTGGTTATATCGAACTAGGCCAGTACCGAAAAGCAGCTCCGCTATATCGCTATCTACGGTATAGTATGTGTAATTTTCTGCGTCTTCGGCATACACCTTAGCGGTAATTTCCCCATTTTCGAACTGTTCTTTTAATTGTTTCTTAGCCTGCGCTTTAGCAATTCTTTTTGCTTCCTCTTCTTCCCTTCTCCGCCTTAGCTCTGCCTCGATTTCTTCTTTGTGTGCTTGCATGAATGCTCTCTGTTTCTTGCTTGGGCTCCACTTCGCATACACGTGGCCGTCAGAGGTCATGTACAACCCGCAAAGCGCGATCACCTCTCCTATTTCCTTCATGCTGCTGTTTCCGTTCTCGTTTCTCATTCTTCTCCCTCCTTCTTACTTCTGGTTATATATTACCACGCTGTTACACAAAGTATATACTTGTGTNTTAAGNGTATGTTAAGCAATTGAAAGTGTTTGGAAGTGCCTATAAGTGCNAGAAGCCAAGTAACAAAAAGGGGTAGCCCGGTGTTGCCCGGTGCTACCCCGTGGAAGTGTTTCAAGTGTTTCTCTAAAATGGCACTTCAAAACTTTCAGTTTCTTCATCAGTATTCTGNACGTCAGCTATCTCGGTGTCGTTATTTGCTGCTTGTGTTGTATCCACCACTTTGCTTTGTTCCTTCATTGCCTTAACTAGATGAACAAACGACTCTGCTGCAAGTCTTATATGTGCGTCTTCTGCTTTGTGCGCAAGCCAACGCAGGTAATTCATATCAATAGACCCTATCTCTCTAATTGTTTTACCTCTATACTTGCCGAAGTTCACAACCGCAGAAGCTGCTTCCTCTGGTGGCATGTACTCCATTTCTTCGGTCTCTTCACTATCTACATAATCCGGCTTATGCTTCGCTCTTGGCTCAGGTATAGGTATATCCATGTCTTCAATATCCTGGGTGAACACATCAGAAAGGCTTGCAAGCGTTAGTACTGCATCCACCTGCGCACGTTTCTTTGCCATTTTTAGGCATGTATTAGCGATCGTGTAAGGGTCTACTTTTTGCGACATAAACTTCCGCTCTCTGCTGTTACAATGCCCAAGCCCTTCGGTAATAATGATCCCATCCTTAGATAGCTCGCACTTAACCGTGTAAGCAAAGAAACCCTGGTCGTAGTCCTGAACGCGTTCTAAGAGCTCGTATGTTGAAGTTACGCCCAGGAGCATGAGTATTTTTTCTGCACCTGGTTTTAGCAAGGTTGGTTTATCTGTTCCGGGTATAATGCCGAAGTCTACTTTAGGCCGAAGCTGCGACTTAATTACCTGCTGGAACTGGTTGATCTTATTCATTACTTGCACTGCTTCGTTCACGTTGATACTCTCTACAATAGACATGTTTTTGTTTACATTCTCCATTGTGCTTCCCTCCTTATTCGTGTTATAATACCAACAGAGGATGATAGCTCACCCTCCTCAATGCGAAATACCGTTCGCGTTTCTCTTCACCTCCTTGTGAGCCTCCCCGCCCTGGGGAGGCCTTTTTAATTAAGCAGGCCATTCCTTTTTAATCTGCTCCAAAGTTTCTAGTTCTTCTAACTCATCCTTCGCGTACTCTGCTAGGAACTCACTGATAACCTGCTTCATCGTTTTACCTTCCTTCGCAACCTTCGCCTTCGCTGCCCTGAACAACATTTCATCTAATACTACTGTGCACCGCTTTAACACTTCTGCCTCACTCCTTTCAACGTGTTACTTTTAGTATATACCACATTGTAGTATTGTGTCAATACTCTACACAAACAGGCCATAGTGCTTACACTAGAACAGAAAAAGGGTTTTTAAGGGAGAGAGCTAAAAAGTAACGCATCGGATGTAGCATTTTCAAGGGTGAATTTCTTCAGAATTGCGTTTTGGCGTTAAGTGTGAAGGTATACATACATGTTGTGCTCTGTGTGCAAAATACACGCCTGATAACAAGAAACGGCTGGGGGGAAGGGTAGCCCCAGCCGCCTTATAATGAGGGAAGCGTGCGGTTACTGTTATTATAACATGCTCTTATTACCGGTACACTGTGCTACTTTTGTGCCAGTGGGTCAGTGAAAGCTTCGTAGCCCCCCATAGCTGTGAGTGTAACAAGTACTGAATTCAAAACCGTCAATGCTACTCCTTGTATCCCACTGCCCGCTGATGCAAAAATAAAATTCAGTACCAGCGCCACTATGAAAGCATAAATCCGTACTACATAGTCGTCGAACTGCTTCTTCACTAGTCCCTTGGTAAATTGTACAATCAGGGACGTTACCGCAGTAATCCCAGCGAACGTTGCCAACGCTTCCAAAGTAAAAAAATCTTCCATTACTTCTCACCTCCTACTCATTATGTTCGTTACCGCTATTTCCTGCATGTATTTCCTTCCTCTTTATACCCGCTAACGCCCAGAGCTCGCCAGTAGTGAACGCGAACCACGAAGCTATTAACGCTGTCGGTTCGCTGCCTACTTTCACAAAAACATATAGGGCTGCGACTGTAAAAAGTACGTTCAGCCCTATAACCAACGTAACTATTACTTTTGAAAACCGCATTGTACTTCACCTAAATATAAATATGTTTATGAACGTAAATACTAATCCCAATCCCGCAATTAAAACAGGTACGAGCCACATAAGCGTATTGAGTTTGGAAGCGGTGTCTTCCACCTTCTGCCTTAGGTTGTTGTAGTCTCGAATCATGGCTCTAGTAGTTTCTAAGTCCGTTCTAAGACTGTCAATTTTACTATCGAGTGCGTCTATCTTCTCAAACAGAGNCTTGTTATCATACCAGTTATCAGCCATGTTTTAGCTCCCTATCGTTTTTTTTTGCTCGTTCTTAAATGCGATAAGCACTCGCCGTTGTTCCTGCAGTTGTTTAATAGTTTTCTGTACACCATTTAGTGTGTTCTCGAAAATTGCTATTTGCCTATCTAATTCTTCTATCATTCTGTCTATGTCCTTTTCATCAGCTAATACGGTATCTACAATCTGCCTACTTATAATGCGACCATCCTCTTTGAACACTTCACACTTTGTTATATTCTCCCTGCTGCTCATAATGTGGCCTCCCCTCTACTCTGCACAAACACTTGCAGGTGTAATGTGGCCTGTACTCTACCTAAGTCGTNTGGTATAATCTCCAGCTCATGCCATCCCCTCTCTATTTTACCGTATGCGTCCTTCTTCATAAACTGTAGGATATCGAGTTCAGTTTCACTCAGTCCAGCATTCGGAATAACGTTTCCATCTACCTTAACTGTAACAGCTGTTGGTGTAGGACCTTCATAAATTCCGTATTCTATGTTGTGTATATGGTTTGGAAGCTCAATGTCGTGCGTATGGTCTTGGATATTAACTCCATGTGTATGTTCTGGAATATTAACACCATGAACATGGTCGGGAATACTAATATTGTGCGTATGGCTAGGTATTTGTATACCGTGTGTATGGCTCGGTACACTTACATTATGTACATGTGAAGGTATATTTATATCATGCGTATGATCAGAAAGTTGAACTATATGCGAATGGCTAGGAATTACTACAACGTGCGCATGGTCATATATCTCGTGTGTATGGCCAGAAGTAGTAGCATTGTGTGAGTGGCTTGGAATTACTATCAAATGAGTATGCCCATTTATGGCATCCCCGGGCCCGCTTTCAACTAATGCTACGCCTGCGCTCTCAATAGTAACAGTGTCTTCAGAGGAAGAGCTCGTATGTCCTCCGCCTTCTGGAGTTAATATTACAGCATCTCCACCCTCAATAGTCGTATATGTATAACCACCACCAGCAGCAGTAGTAGAAGAATAACTACCGCCTGATGCAGTCGTAGTGGAAGTTCCACCACCCGATGCCGTAGTGTCCGTATGTGCTCCACCTGCCGCAGTTGTAGAGACATAACTCCCTCCAGCTGCTGTTGTGTCTGAGTAGCCGCCACCAGCTGAGGTAGTGTCAGCATAACCGCCGCCAGCAGCCGTAGTTGCGATGATAGCTCCTCCGCCCTCAATAGCCTTAGAGTATGCTCTAAAAGCTTCTACTTCATAGTTCAAAAGTGCTCTGTTTACATTTATAACATCTGGTGAGATATGAAACTTAAAGTGTGCTGGATGTTCAGGGTCGCAGTTATCTGTGAGCACATAGCTATCCAAACTCGTTGCGCCTTGAGAATACACCTCAGCCACCCTTGTACGGTCAGCTAAGTCAGTCACTGTAGAAGTCATCGAATACTTCGGTGTCGCAATTGTTATTTCTATATTACCCGGGTCGCCCATGGTATCTGCCTTTTTTAATGCTACTACTCTACTCGTATAGTCTAAGTCAAGCTCTTCATCATGCACCCTTACAAGCTTGCCTAGGGTAAATTTATCTACTGGGTCCAAACTAATGCGGAAAAGGTCTAAAGCGGAAACCTTAATGCTTATCCTCGGAATTTTGTTTTGTTCCAGTAGAGCCTTCGCTGAGTTATACAGAGACTCTGGGTTCTCATACCGTTTATCCACCCAGATGCGCTCAATAACTCCAAACTGCTCAATAGTGTCTGCGTCGATATAGGGTTTTCCCGTTGGGTTAACCTTCTCAATAGTAAGCTGGTTAATACCTTCCCCATACCCTAGGGGGTATATTCGCGTAAATAGGTTAGTAGGGTCTTCGTTAATCTGCACGCCTTCCATATTCCTACGGTATCGTATCTGCGGTCCGTATGAATTATCTGCTTTCTTCAGGTTCAGCGTCCACGGATAGCTTGTAGTATCCCACGTCCACTGGTACTCTTCATCAAACTGCTCAGGTACTGAAAGAAGAGCCGAGTAAAGGTTTTCGTTCTCCCACTTATAAAGAAATTGTCTCTCAAACTCTACATCGCCCAGCTGCCAGTTCTGCTTCTTCTGAAACGAAAGGATATATTCTAAAACCTCTCTTGTATATGTCCCAAGGTTTCCTATCTCGTGATACCCAAACATTACACTGTCCAGTAAGGTAGCCAGTACATGTTCTAGCTCGTAGGTAACGCTCTTATCTCTGGCATCGTGGCTTGAAGAGGCTGGCACAATTCTAAACAGTCCTACCTTGCTTCTCCCATCGTATATCTCGGCGTACCACAATGGGTTGCAGTAGGCATTCTTAGGGTCGTCCAGCGGTAAAGTAAAAGAAGCTTTCCAAAGCGAATTGTAAACTTTCTCGTATCCGACATTGAAAGCGTTTTCGAGATAAGCGACCTTATTCATATTCAGGTCGTATATAACAACTGGAGCTTGCATTACATCCACCTATCCTGCCAAATTACACGTACTCTAACGGTACGCTGTCCCTCGCTGTCGGTGTAAATAAGCTCATTCACACCAGGAAGTAGCTGCGGGAAGTTATCATTACCCACTAAATGTAGAGCGTTAACACCATTCAAGGTTACAGTGAAATGTTTGGTGTCAATTACTATCGTATCACCCGGCTTAAATTCTCCTATAAATTCCATCTCATACACCCTTGCCTTTCCTAAAGATAAACCCGCTGGTGTGCTGCTTCTTAAAGGTTTTAGTACTTGCTTACCTAAAAAAGAAGAGCTACTACAATATACAGTTATAGGTGCAAGGTTTATACCTCCGCTATGCTTTACAGGTACAGCTATGCTTCCGTGAGTAGAAACTCCTACCCCCTTAATGAGCTCTACATCAGTTTCAGTAACAGCTTCCACGTTTTTTGTTATAACATATGGCTTTAGATAAGCAACTCCATTAGCGGAAGCTTCTAACAATACTATATAAGCTCTAGTTGTCTCAATTACTACAGACAACCCCTCTATAGTATTCAATTGTTTACTAGTTTGTATTGGAAGTCGCTTACCGAAGTAAGTAGTTCCGTATGTCTGTATAAACAACTAACTAGTCTCCTTAAGAAGAATACGGCTCACCTACAATACTTTCATACTGCTCTGGAGTTATAACTCCTTTCTTTACAGCAATAGCGACCATCTGCTTTGACCAAAGTCCTCTTTCGTAGTTCTTTTTTATCATCTCGTATGTCATCTCGATACCACCTCGCTATCCGATGTAACAGAAAGGTCTGGTAACGAAGTTAGGTTTTGAAATTCTAACGCTGCTGCGATGCGTTCTTCAGCGGTTGGTTCAGGTGCTGGTGGGTTTTCTTCCCAAGCCGAAATAGCATCTAATACTTCTTGGTCTGTCATGTCATCGGTTATGGGCACTCCAAGTTGCTTATAAAAAGCTTTCGTAGCCTCAAACTCCATGAATACTGCCATGCTAATAGGTTGGTCTGCGATGATGTATTTCATACCATCAATTCCAGCAGCAGGATACTGCTCAAATACTTGCTGTGGAGTTAGAATCTTACCAGTTGGAGTTACTAGGCTATCCGTCTTGTTCCAAATTTTGTATTTCATTCGAATTTACCTCCTTTATATTTTATATAGCCGCTAATCGGCGTAAAAATTTCTAAAACCTTATTGGTTGTTGCCGTTGTTTCTGTGTCGCTGTTTAGTTTGTATTTAGACCCAGAAGTTATAGGTATGCGAAGAAACGTTAATGTTGTATAAGCATTTACTACAGCAGAATAAGCAGAACCAGTCCAACCACCAGCAAACAAAGCGTAATCGCCGACAGATGCTCCTGCTAAATCTNCCCTCGCAGCAGACAACGCTGTGGGTGTAGAACGTGTAAGATTAGTTGTATAAGCATCTACTACAGCAGAGGCGGAACCAGTCAAACCTCCAGCAAACAAAGCGTAATCCCCAACGGATGCTCCTGCTAAATGGTACCTCGCAGCAGACAACGCTGTTGGCGTATAACGGGTTAACGTGTCCGAATAAACCTTATAATTGTCAAACGTTATTGTTACATATCCGCTTCCATGCCTTGTTATAATGCAATCGCTCATTTTACCTGCACTCCCTTAAAATTTAATACCACAGTAGGTTTTGCATCTGCATAGAATGTCAAAGAATTATCGGNATACGTTATCTTCTTAATAAGCCCCCATGCTTCTTCTTCAGTTAATGCGGTGCTCCAAGTAGAAGAAAGTTCAACATC